TCAATATCACTTTTTATTTTATTCTCTGCTATTTTATATTGTCTTTCAATTTCTTTGATTTGAGCTTTATTACTAATATTTCTTTGACTTTCTTCTTCTGAAAACCTTTTAGTCCAGTAGTTATTACTCATTTAAACCAGAAACATTTTTAGTTCCAAAACCTCCTAGATAAGGATCAGATTCTGTATTCTCTTCTTTAAGTTGCTCTATTTCCTTATCAACATTAGATACCCAAGGGTGTTGAGATAGTATAGTTTTTTGAGATACGATACCAACACTTGCCTTGCAGTTATTAATTGTTTCTGCTTCATTAACCAATACATCTCTATTAAATACTATTTCAATAGTTTCATCAGTATTTAAAGCTTTATTTATAAAATACATTAGTTCTTCAAAAGAAGCTTGAAATTCTACTTCCATTTGATTAGCATCTAAATCTATATCAGAATACATAGATTGAATATTCATTTCGTTAGGATTATTTCCAAGTCTTTCATCTTTAGCATCAAAACCTCTTGCGTTTTCTATTATTGCTTTTTTAAGTAATTTTATTATTAAAGCATAGTTTTCCGAGTTAACTTCTATTTGAAGTGATTCAAGTCCACCTTTTCCACCATCTACATTAGTAACCTTTACCGCTCTATATGTAGCTAAGTTTCTTCTAAACTCTCCTAAATTCTCTCCATCATAGTTAGTTAATATCAAAATAGAGCTTCCTGCATCTTCCATCATATTGTCTTGAAACTTAGAAATTATCTCATTCAAGGCATCTTGTAAGCACTTTATTTTGCATATTAAAGGCTGCTCTAAATTATTACTTCTAAAAGGTATCAATGGAACTTTTCCCCAATTATAACCTTCATTTTCTATAGTTATATAATCTGAATGTCCTAAAGATTTCAAACTTCCATTCCAAATAAAAAAGTCTACCCCATTTCCTGAGTAAACTTCTACTTTTTTAACTGGAACTAAACTATTATGTTGAAACTCTAAAACTTCATATAATCTTATAACCAACTCTAACTCATCTTTGTTATTATCTTTCCATATAGGTAATATTTCAGAAGGTTCAAATTTTTTAAATTGTAATTCGCCCTTTTGGTTAAAATATGGATATATCCAACCTATTCCACCATTTAAACTATCTTCACCTAAATTTCTTAAAGTTCTTAAAAATTTATTACCAAATAATTTTTTAATATTTTCATTATCACAAATAAAAGTTGGTTTCTTGGCTAATAGATAATTAACTTTTTGGTCAACCATTTTTGAATACTGATTATCTACAAGTTTAGAATTAACTAAGTTATCAATATCTTCTAATCTACCACCTTCTACTATTGCTTTTCTTTTTTTACTTAATATATCCTGGTCCCCTCTATAATATCTTTCTCCATTTAACTGATCTACTCTAGTTTTTGAAGAAAGCCATTGATTTATTAAATATTCAAGTTTTCTAGTCTCCATATTTTCCACCTTTGGCTTTTTAAAAAATTTTTTTATCCATTCCCACATTGTTAACTCCTTAATCAAAAGATAATCCTGATATTTTATTACATTTTTCAGCTATTCCTGTAAGGACATCAGGAGCATCATCATGTTTATTTTTCCCTTCCTTCTGATAAGTAGTTATAGCTTTAAAAAATTCTGGCCACCTATCAGCCCAGTTAACTGGAAAATAAATATGTTCCATAACCCAAGTTGCATTAGATAATATTCTAGCTCTTTTATTTTGTGTTTGATGAAACCATCTAACCTTACAACGATTACTATTATATTTTTCTAATAAATGTTTATCTACTGCTCTTGCAAAACCTCTACCACCATTATTTGATTCTATATCAGCTTCCTTTATATTATTCTCAATTAATATTTTAGCTGTTGCTGACTCTGTTATCTCCATTGGCTCTTTTGTATATAAGACATCTAAAATATATGCTTCTTTGTTATATACTCCATAGCAAATAGAACATAAATAATCATCTCCAGTATCAGCTGTATCTGTATAGTTTTTATATGCTGTAAATAATAAGTTATTATTTGAATCCATAGGCAACTGATTATATGTTTTTAAATTATTGTATAATCTACCCTTAATGTCTATTGGCTCTTGCTGGTAGTTGGCATATACAATTTCTTTTGCCATATTCTTAGTTTTAAACTCAAAATCCTCAAGTGATAATGTTCCTTCATCAAGTGGAGTTCCATCATCATTGATAGCTTTATAATTTATATGAACCACATCATCATAATTAGATAAAATAAAACCAGCTAGGTCATTACTTGCCCACCTGGTCATTATGATTATTAATTTAAAACCTTTTTCTGTTCTTGATAACATTGTATTAGTAAACCAATCAATATGCTTTTCAAGTACATTAGAGTTATATGCTTCCTCAGAGTTTTTTATTAAGTCATCTATAACTATTAAATCCGCTCCAAATCCTGTTGCAGTTCCTGTTGGAGATGTTGCTAAATAGTTTGCAACTTGACTTCCTTCCAAAGCCCACTTGTTCATTGAAGCTTCTCCATACTTTATTTTAGTATCTGGGAATATATCTCTATAAACTGTTACTCCTTGAGTCTGTTCTGTTGCTATCATATCTCTTACTTGCTTAGCAAATGTAGAAGAAAGAGTTTCATTATATGATCCTGTCATAATTTTTAACTTGTTATTTCTTCCTAGTAGCCACTGAACAAATAATGTTGCTGTGTAAGATTTACCGAATCAGAGTCGAGGGGGCATATTAATAACTAATATTTTTTTATTAGAATCAATAAAACTTTGTAACTGATTACATAAATCCTTTAGATATTCTTTTTTATCATTGTAAAAATCTTTTTTACCTAGTAATTTACAATAATACCAGAAATTTCTTCTTGCTAATTCTTTCTTAGCTTCTAATTTTATTAATTCTTTATCATACACCCCCACAACACCTCCTTTAATCTTTTATTATTTCTTTTAATTCATCTGTTGTAAGATTAGAAAATGGATTGGAGTTTATATTTCCATTTACCTCAACCTTTTGAGTATACTCTCCATCCATTTTATTTAATATATCTAATGCTTTTAATCTATCAGTGTCTTTAACAGCTCCATCTTTTATCATACTTGTTAAGAACTCTCTTCTTTCTATAGCTGTCATAATCCTATTGCCTTTTGCTTTTTCTTGTAGTTCTTCAATATATTTTTGAATATTAGTATTTTTTAGTAATTTATCAGCATTTACTCCTGCATATTTTTCTTTATATCCAGCTTTTATTGCAGCATCAGTAGCATTTCCACTAGCTACATAAAACTCACAAAAAGCCTTTTGTCTTGCATTTAATTTCAATGCTACTTCACCTCCAATTTATAATAAAAAAAGAGAACCTTTTAAGTTCTCCTTAAATTTCGTTATTAATAAGAATAATCTCTCTTTTTTCATTTAACAAACAATTATTTTTAAAATTCCAAAAATAAATTTCTTTCTCTTTTCTATAAGCATAATTGTAAAATGCCTCTATTGTTAAATTTCCTTCTAAGTAGTTAAAAGAAAATTTAAATCTTTGATAAATTTCCTTTTTTTCCTTTCCAAAAAATAATGTTATTTTTCTATAAAATTTACTCCACCTATTTATTTCATAAACTCCTACTCCTACACTAATTCCATTTTTAAAATCCATACTATTAACTGCCATACCAAAAGGAAATACATATACTCCTTTTTTAACTTCTATTGGAAAATTTATCCCTAACTTATAAAGTTCTTGATACTCATCATCAGAAGATATCACAGGAGTCATTTTTTTACATTCTTTTAGTACTTGCTTCTCAAATAATTCTGGATATTCATCATATAAAAAGCATACAGGATAAATACTTCCCCATTTTTCTTTTTTAGGATGATTTAGCACACAAATCATATAGACAACTTCATTTCTAGGTTCAAAATACAGAAATAATAATTTATTACTTCTTTCAACAAATTCATCTCCATTATCTCTCCCTAAATGAAAATGATCAATTTTATAAAGATTTTTTAATTTATCTAAAAAATCTATTTTTTCTTTTTGTTTAGACATATATTTTTTTAAATTATTTCCATTTTCGATATCTTTTTTTATATTATTTATTGCTTCTTTTTCTTCCTGAGTTAGGTTACTTCTTAATTTTTTTAATTCTATTACTTTTCTTTTTTTTACAGAAATAGTAGAGAAAGTTTTATTTATTAAATATAATACAGCTTTTTGAAAATCACTTTCATTTATTAAGTATTCTTCATTAAAATATTTTAAAAAATCACTTTCAAATATTTCAGACTGGTACATCATATTTTCCTCACCCCACATTTATAAAATCATATATTTTATTATACAACTTTTTTCACAAAACAAAAAAGACTTTTTTACAAGAAGTCTAACTTGTTTTCTACTCTGGGGGAGAGAAAATTTTATTAAAGATTAACTTATAATCTTCATATGCTAACATACTATCACATAAATTTTTACCTTACAATAACCCTATTTTTACCCCTTTTTTACCCTGTTTTTACCTTTGCTAAAATTCTATCAATCTTTGAGTTTTAAAATGTATCTCCAAAGCCTCTAGAATTCTATTTCTCATTCCATAAGTGCTTTTTAGAGAAATATTAAGTGCATCGGCTATTTCTTCATATGCCTTATTATCAAAGTATTTTAATTGGATAAATCCATAATCTTTATGGTCTTGAACCATACTCAAACATTCATTTATTCTGAAAATAATTTCTTCATAACGACTTATGTTATTAGAAATTCTTTGTTTTAATTCTTCTATCTGTTCTACTTCACTTTTATAATCATAGTTGTTTCCACCTTGTCCACCAGGTCCACATGATTTTTTTATCTGTGGATTTTTTAAATTTTCTATTTCTACTTCTATCCTTTTCTGATACTTAGGATAGTTTCTTAATATTTCTTCCATCTTTCTAAAAATTATCTTTTGTTCTTGTGTTGCCATCTTAATTCACCTCTATTATTATATTTTCTAAGATTTCCAGATTTATACACTCTGAAGAATATATCTCTTGTATATGCTTAGAAAATTCTATTTTCTTTGCTTCTAATTCATCATCAGTCATATATTTTTCTTTGAATATGTGACTATTTATAATTCTTATATTGTTTCCTTCTCTCACTCTTAATTCTTGTAGATACTCAACCATAAATTCCACTCCTATCTCTTATATTTTCCAACTTTATATGATTCTAATTTTGCAATATGCTTCTCAAAGTCTTGCTCTGTTAGCCCACTCAATAAAAGCATATTTACTGTAGCAGTTATTAAGTCCAAACCTTATGCAATAAATTTGTCTCTATCTTTTACATAACTAAAAGTGCTAGTTTCCATAACTTCTGCTAATAGCTCTTTGTACTCTTCTTTAACTTTTCCTAGCTGTGCCATATTTGAAACTCCATAAGCTAGGGATTTATAATCCATCAGTTTATTTAGATTTATTTCCATTGTCTCACTTCCTTATAAATACTTTTTCTTTTAATACCAGTACTGGCCATAAATTTTAGTTGTTATTTTCTTTTAATAATTCTGGGTTTTCATAAATATTTCCTATTACTTCTATATCATCTTTCCAATAATCTAATCCTATCCAACTTTTATTTTTTATTTGTCTTCCTTTTAATCCGCAATCTATCCATTCTACAACATACAGAATTTTTTTACTGCCTATATGAAATATATCTCCCTCATAAATTTCTTTATTATTTTTGTCTTTTAATCCTGTATATTGCATTATTTTTGCAAGATTAAATTCATGAATATCTAATAAATTAGTATTAAAACTTTTCAGCCACTTTCTTGCGTTTATGTCCCATATTCTAAATTTAATCTCTCTCATTTTCTTCCTCCCAATCAGCTACTCTTTTAAGTTCTTCTAGTCTTCTATATCTTATATGTTCATCACAACCACAAAAATATTTTATAACTTCTTCCTCTTCCTGAGTCCCGTCTATTGCATAACCATTTTTATCTATATCTACAAGACCTGTATAGTACCCTTGAATTTTTTCACCGCATTTTTTACATACCCACATTTTCTCCTCCAAGTTTCTCTATTTGTTCTTTTAGCTCAATTAGACACTTATCGCATATATCAATTATTGTACCTCCACTAGAGTTCTCAACTCTAATTTCTAGTACATTTACATTATTAGTACTATTACAACAATTGCATCTAACTCCATAAAATTGATATTTTATAGTTTTCTTTAATTCATTATTTTTTATTAGTTTAATCATTTCCAATCTCTCCATTTCTAACTTTTTCCCAGAAATCTTTATACTCCTTAGATTCCAAAACTTGCTTAGCTTCTGTACTATCCAAGAAATAATTGCCAAGTTTATAGTTTTTATCGTCTTTTTCATTTCCATAGTCTTTAGTTTTTTCAATGCTTCCACCAGAAACATAGAAATATATCTCACCAAATTTTCTCATATTATCTCTCCTCCATCTGAGTGCTAAAATCAATGCTTTTAACTCACTAGCATGCACCAGCTTCCTCCAGTCTTACAACACTATCATCAACTTCTCTCAGCCACATAATTTTAAAATCTTCAAAAGTCTTAACTACATCTGTAATCATAGACTTTAAAACTACTCCAATCATATTTCTTTTGTGAAAATTAATAGTTCCAAACATCATAATTACAAGAAACATTGTTCTAAGAAGTTCTAAATTATCACCAGTTTCTTTGTGTTCACATTCAGCAAATACTTCATCCAGAACTTTTAATATTTCTTTTTCTGCATTGTAGTTTATATGTTTTTTAAACTTATCTACAATCTTATCTGAAGCTTTTATAGTTCTAGTTAAGATAGATTTATAATATCTGTTTAGGACGATACCCTCTTTATCCCAAAGCTCCCGATTAATTTTCAAGTACTTGTTTATTAAGTACATAAGAGTAATGCCTTGCATATCTCCATCTTTGTGAGTAATTCTTATCTTATTCATAATTTACTCCTCATATTCTTTAATAAAATCATCCAAAATATCCCTAGCCATTTCATAATTTTCAGTAAAAATATTTCTAAAAATGCTATCTAATTCAAAAGCCTTTTGAATATTTAAGTCTTTTGCTATTCCAGAAATTATTTGACTCCAATCAATTCCTAACTGTCTTTCTAAATCTTCTACATCAGCTATTTGTATAACTGCATATTTATCATGATTATCTCTTTTTATAACCCATTCCAAATACTTAGCTGCTTTCTTATAATCTTCCTTTCCATTCTTCTTTTCTGCTCTAATTAAATATTTAAGAATATTCCCAAGACAGAAAGCTACAAAGCCTTTTATTCCTAAAACTCTTTTGATTATTTCTATACTTTCAACCCCACAGCTAAGTTTATAGTGGTTTGGATTATTTACATTGTCTATATTTTTATTTTCCATATTATCCTCCTAATAAAATTTAAAAATATGATCCATATATACTTTAGAATGCCCATCAATCAGTTTTATTCTGTTTTCAATTTCTTCTATATCTTGTTCAAATTTAATTTTTAAATTTATAAATTTATCTACAGTTTGTTTTTGAACTTCTAAACTTGGGATATTTATTAAAATATTTTCAAAATCTATTTTAGATAACCTTTTAACTTTTTCTCCAACTGATTTTTGATAAATGTAATTTCTAATTGTATCTTTATAATTAATTAAAAATGCTATATACCTTAAATCAATAATATCTTTAAAGCTGTCTTTTAATGATAAGATTGCAACATTACCATTTATTGCTGCACCTTCTTCATTTTGGTATAAAACACATCTTCCTATATCTTTATATTCAAAATCTTCTAAATTTACTAATATTTGTCCTTTATTTATTTTGGTAGCTTTCTTATAACTTTCATTATCTATTCTATTTATTATTTCTTGAGCAAAACAATCATACTTTTTTGAAATATCTCCATAAAATATTGCGTTCTTTCCATCTGATGTTATATTTTTCTTTGTAAAAATATCTTTTTTGCTCATGTACTTTATATCAAAAATATCAAATATCCTTACCTCTGTGTAGCCTCGAATAGAGATAATAATTTCGATTGCTTCTCTAATACACTCATTGAACTCTTGTAATTTCTGCAACATCTTAATTTCCTTTCAAATTCTTTACAAATAGATTTTAGTCTTTTAATATTTCCCAATATATCTATATTGGCATTACATTCTTGAACTAAAAATAAATCTAATTCTAAGTTTTTTTGAACTCCACTTATCCATAATTCAGAAGCCTTAGTATTTAAAGTATTTATATCAACTTCTTCTACTTCTCTTTCTTCTTGTGGTTGTTGCCAAGAACAGTCATCTTCTAAAATCCATTCATCTTTTAAAATTTGCTTGTCTAATTTACAATCATAGATTTCTCTAAAGATTTTGTTATTAGTTTTTTCTTTATCTACAACTATAAACAAAACAGATATATTTGTGTCTGTAAAAGCATTATCTATTCTATTCAGCTCAGCTAAGTTATTTCCTATAAGTTTTCTGAATGTTTCTTCAGTTTTTCTATAACCTACCCCAGGAAATAAAATATAAAAACCAAATCTTTTAGTGTATTTTAAAGATTTTAGAACAAATATGTCATCTACACAGCCTGACTTTTTCCACTCAAATTCTTTTTGAATATTCTTTTGTTCCAGTTCTGATAAATCTTTGAATTTTATTGAGAAAGGTGGATTCATAATTACACAGTCTACAAGTAAATTTTCTTTTTCGTATTCAAAAAAGCTTTTTACTTCTAACTCTGTATTTTCAAAGTTCTGCCTAGCTGAATTAACAGAACTTTCCTGAACATCTACACCATATAGCATAGAAGGCTCAATAAACTGTTCTAACTGACCACTTCCAACAGCTCCATCAAATACAGTTGGATTTTCTATATTTAGATATTGTTTAACTTTTCTAGCCACATATTTTCTTAATTCTATTCCTGTTATGTATTCAGCTAGTTTTTTGCTTATTTCTCTGTTATTGTGTTCTTTGAAACTCATTTTCCTCCTATCATTAATGATTTTACCGACTATTTCTAAAATAGAAATAGTCGTTATTCCTTAGTTTACAGAACTTCAATCTTAACTCCAGTTCTATCCTTATCAACTTCAAAACCTTTGAAAACTGGTATTATATTTTGACTATCATCATCTTCTATATAGCCATATTCTTGCATTAGGTCAAAAACTATTTGTGCAGCATTTATGTAGTCGAATTTTCTTCTGCTATCTCTAATAAAATAAAGTTCTATTCTATAAGGTTTTTCCTTACCTTCTAACATTTTTAGAAAGTTTCTTTTATTTAAAATCCAGTCTGCTTTTGAATTTTTAATATATTTTTCTGTAACTTCTGAATTTATTAACCTTGTTGTTTTCTTCCCAGTTTTTTTATTGGTAATTGTTATTATTCTTTTACTATTTTTAGAGCTGGGTGTATTCCCTTGTATAAAAATCATTCTTTATTCCTCCCAAAATGATTTACTTTTTGGCTTTCTCTTAGTTTGCCAAGTAAATTTAAATTCTTTAAGCATCTCATTAAGCCTATCAGAAATTTTATTAATTCCTTTAAACTTTAAAAATTCAATCATTTCTTCAGCACTTAGATTTGTAGTTATTATCATTGGCTTTTCTGCATTATATCTAACATCAATCAAGCTATTTATCTTTTCTTTTCCCCAATCATCAGATATTTTTTCTGAACCCAAATCATCAATAAAAAGCATATCAGCCTCTTTGGCTGCTTCCAATAATTGAGTTTCAATTTGAAAATTATCTTTGATGGTTCTTAAATATCCAGCTAAGTTAAAACTTAACACTGTATAGCCATGTTCAGTTAAATAATTACATATGCAGTTTGCTAAAAATGTTTTTCCAGTGCCACAACCTCCTCTAAACAATAATCCATCATTTATTTCAAGTACCTTGTCAAAACCTTTAACATAGTTTTTAATTTTTCTATACAATTCATTTTCTGTCTTGTTATTTCCTAAAATTGCATTTTTAAAATTATCTTTCCCAGAATTTCTGCTAGTTATTGATAATTCTTTAAACTTCTCAATTTTAGCTTTTATTCTTGCTTCTTTTTGACAAGGACATTCATTAAATCTAGTTCTACCTTCTGAAAATTCTAATAAAGTTGGTTCTCCACATTTTTCACACTTAGCTAGAACCTTTGGCTTATTATTTTCTCCTGGTATATTCTCTATAAATTCTTTAACATCTGTATTTTTAGCTATTTCTTCTATTTTTTGAATACTCAATTTATCCTCCTCTCAGGATTTCATCCATAGTTTTTGAGTAGTCTTTTTCTTTTTCTTTTTCCTGGTTCTCTTCTTTCTGATTGATAGAATAATTATCTCTAAGACAAGCTATAATCCATCCATCACCTTTTTTATTTTTATCTGCATATTCAAAAACCTGTTTTATTCTTTCTAGGTCATTAGAATATTTAATTATATTTTCAATTTTTATCTTCCTGTTTTTTATTAAAAATTTTATCTCTTGTCTTATAATTCCAGCAACATTTTCCTTGTTGTTGTTATTCATGTAGTTATTACTCATGTAGTTATTATTATTGTAGTTATTATTAGCGTATACATTTATGTTACTATTAGAAGTAACATTATTGTTACTATCAGATATGTCTACCAAATAATAAACATTACTTCTGTTATATCTTCTCTTTTTTTCTATAAGATTTAAATTTTCTAACTCTTTAATAGCATCAGATATAGAGTTTCTTCTTTTTAAATTTAATTCTTCACATAATTCTTCATAAGAATACATTATATAAGTATCTCCCTCTTCGTCTATCCAGTCATTTTTCTTAGAAAGCCTAAATCTGTCGGACATTAAAAGATATACATCAAATGCTGTTAAACTTAAACTCCCTTCTCTTCTCATTTTAAAGAGAACTTTGGGAATTTGAAAAAAGCTCTCTTTATTTTTGTTATTTGATTGTTCCAAATTCCCTGCCTCCTGCTGTTAATTATTTATTATTTTCAAAAAGACCTTGAACCATAGTGTCATCATTTATTTGCTTTTTTGAACTTTTATTATCCTCAGTAGCTTCTTCAATAAATTCGCCTGTTTCAGCATTGATAATATCACCATTATTTTCAAGTATTTCAATTTCTTGTACTTCTGTACTCTTGTCATCTATAACTTTAAATGATTTTTCATCTTTTGCAGCCATTTCAAGAAATTCAACTGATACTGGTAACCATTTTAATAGCTTTTTAACTACTGTTTTTTGTGCCATTTCTTCAAAATTCTTATTCCATACATCATTTTTATATGATCCTTTTCTGTATTTTTCTTCATGTTTTACAACTTCATCTTTTGTCATATACTCAAATGCCTTAGCTCCATCTTTTAATATCGCTACTGCATAAAAGCCTTTTATTTCTCCTCTTTCATCAAAATTTGGCTTATGTGTTAATGTTCTTGATAATCCATACTCAATGTTAAAGTCATCATTTTCATATACTGTATAACTGTATATATCAGATAATTGTCCACTTCTTCTTAATAATTCAATTAGTCCTTTATAACCTATTTGAAACTGGCACTCAACAGTACCAGCTTTCTTATTTTCAAATGGTATTAAATAACATTGTCCTAAAGTACCAGGTTCCAATCCAAGTTGAGCAGATACCATCAATGCACCTAACAAACTTTCTTGACTACATTTTGCAAGTTTTGGATTTTGTCTTATAGTTGTAATAGCTATTCTTACAAATCTTTCGCTATTTATATGCTTTGGCAATGCTGTTGCAAATTGTTTTGCTCCTGCTTGTATTACATCAAATATTGTTTTTCCCTTTTTTTCTGCTACTGCTGCTGTTTTATTACTTGTTGTTAAACTATTTCTTGCTGTTGGCATATTATCCACTCTCCTTATTCTTCATCTCTATTTTGATTTTTTGGTTTTCTGCCTCTTTTCTTAGGCTTTTTTTCTTCTTCTATTTCATCTGTTTTATCAACTTCATCTGGATTATCTTCTTCTTTTTTGTCAGTTTTATCTTCTAAAAGATTTTGATTACTATTACCTGGTTCTGTTACTTCTACAATCTCAGCTTCTTCAATATCATTTTTTTCATCTTCGTCAAATAAAGATAAATTATTATTAGTTTTTATTGATGCCATTCTTTCAAATGCTTTTTCTATACAACTGATTGCTTCTTTTTCTATTTCTTCAATAGTCATATTTTCAAGTTCTAAACCTTTATTTAATAATTTTTCATCAAAAACTTCTGCCCAAATAGCTTCTTCTAAATAATATTCAACACCATTTATTTTTGTTTTTGGTACTTCTTCTTTACAAACAATATTATTAAAAATTATTGTTGTTTCACTCAATTTCTTAAATTCCAATGATAATTTTGTATTTGAAGTTTCAAAAACCAATTTTGTTTTATCTTCTTTGATTTGTTTTTCAACTAATGACCAACCTAAAACATTGTATTTACTTCTTATAATTTCATCTGTATACCATTTTAAAATATTATCACTTATCATATTCAATTCCTCCCTTATCTAACCATTAAAAATTTTGATGTTTTTTGATGTTTACTTTCTAATTCCTTATATTGTTCCATTAGCTCTAAATTTTCTTTTGCCATAGCCTCAAAATCAGGTGTTTTTCTAGTTTGTATGTTAAATTTAAACTTTCCAGCAACTCCCTTTTGAGTACCGTTATTTATAAGTTCCAACATTACCTCTTCTTTTAATAGATCCTGTTCTTTCTTTAAAGAATTAATTTCTTTACTTAACTCTTTAATTTTTGCAGCTTTTTCTTCTAAGTCTGCAAACTCTATAACTTCATTATTTTCTATTTCTAATGCTTTTTGTTTTAAATAATTCATGTAAGCATCTGAACCATCTGGCATTGGTGGAATCTTTTTTAATAAATTTTCTTGATAAAATTCAGTAGCTTTATTTCTAATTAAATTTATATCTTCCTCGCTTCTCTCTATCTTAAATTCCTTATATTGCTGTCCTCCAATTAGTACAGCTATATATGCAAATTTATAACCTGTAAGCATTAAATAATGCTGTACTTGTGCATAATAATACTGAGGTATTACATCATCTTCCCAGTCTTTTTTATTCCAAAGAGATGTAGTTTTTATTTCTAAAACTCCATAATCTCCTGTTTCTTTATCTTTTAATGCTCCATCTAAATTAGCAATTAAAAAATCATTTACAACTGAGTAAGGAACTTCATATACAATTAGTTCTTTATGCTTATTGGAGAACTCTTTTAAAATAGTTCCCTCTAACATATGCCCCCAATGTGTTAGTTCATTACCTTTGAAATTACTACCTTCTGTTTTATCTACATAAACATCAACTATTGATTTATAAGGATTTACTCCAATTATTGCCCCTATGTCACTTCCACCTATTCTTTTTGCTCTAAGTTCATGCCAATCATCTTCATTATCATAACCAAGAACTTTTGTATTTTCAGTATTTGCCGTTACAGAAGTTTCAAACTCTTCTTTTGTCATTTCTATTACTTCTGATTTAGTAACACTTATTAATTGTTCTAAATCTGCTTTATTTAATTTACTATATCCTACTAATCCTAAACTTTTTGCTTCTTCTCTTAATTCTTTAACTGTCATAATTTTCTCCTTGAATTTATTAATTTTTTAATATATAATTCAAGCAAGTAGATTAACTACTTACTTTTAACCTAAACATCTAATAAACTTTGGTCGGTGCTATTAGATGTTTTTATTTTTTTATAACTTTTCCCTGCTAAAAAGTTCAACCAATGTGGTTTTATTATTAAATATTTCCCCCTTTCCTTTTCTTGATTTTTTATATAGATACAACCTGGAACTTCATTAGCCTGAATTAAACTATAAATATCATCTTTATTTAATTCTCCACCAGATAAAGCAATGGCTTCTTCTACACTAATTTTATAATCTCCCATTTAATCACCTTTTTCTAAAAGTTCTAATGTAAATTTACAAGTTTCTATAACACCTTGATAATATCTAACTCTTGAATATGCTTCTCCTTCTGCAAGTGGTCTATTTTCCTTTCCAAGCTTATAATATTCATCATTAGCTTCTTTTAACTTTTCTTGTGCTAAATTTAGTTTAATTTCAATTCTTTCTTTTATTGTCATAAATATCACATCCATTCTAATAATTTATCAAATGGATAGTTAAGACATAACCACAAAATCTTAAATACGCATTTTATCTTAAATTTCAAATAGTTAAAAAATGTTACTTTTTTAAATTTTTTATTTTTCATTGTTAGCCTCCTTTTCATCTTTTAAAATTTTTTCTAATATTTCTGTTGCCTCTTTTAAAGTTATAGTTTCAGACAAATTTAATTTACTTAGTTTATGTTTATTTTCTTGAAATACTTTACAGTGCATTTTTTCCTCCTATAATCTCCCAAGTTCTATTTTTGCTCCTACTTTTATATTTTTCATATATCATCCCCTTTTTAATTTTTAAAATGTTGTCATTTTTTCAACAAATTAGACAAAAAAATTTTATCTCTCTCTGTATTAGAAATTTTTAAAATTTCTTGAAACTTAACAATTTCTGTTGCTTTAAATTCAGTTTCTCCATTTATCTTTTTTCTAAGTCCATAAGGAGTTAAATTTAATTGTTTAGCTATCCAATTGAAACGATATCCACTATTATCTATCTTTTCTCTTAATAATTCTGTATCAGTCAAATAAAACACCTCCTTTAATTTTTAAAATGTTGTCATTTTTTCAACAAATTAATTTTATATCATTGTTTATAATTTGTCAACAAAAATTTTTAAAAAAATAAAAAAAAGTTGCATTTTTTTCACAAAAGTATTATAATCAAATAAAAAGATTGGAGGAAAATCTTTATGGATATGTATGATAGGATAAGAAATAGAAGAAAAGAATTAAAAATGACTCAAGATGAATTAGCTAAATTAACTGGATATAATGATAGAAGTAGTATAGCAAAAATAGAAGCAAAAAAAGCAGATTTATCTCAATCAAAAATAATTGCTTTTGCTGAAGCATTAAAAGTAAGTACATCGTATTTAATGGATGGCGAAGTAAAAGAAATAGAAGAAAAATCAAATATAAATATGAACGATATAGAAACTGATTTTATGATGATACCTTTATATGAAAGTATATCAGCAGGTTATGGAGCTAGTAACTCAGAATTTATTAAAATGATTCCAGTTTTTGGTTTAAAGAAAAATGGAACTACATATTTTGCAGTTAAAGTTGAGGGAGATAGTATGGAGCCAAAAATTCCAAACGGCTCTACTATTATTATAAAAAAAGATATAGCTATTGAAGTTGGAGAAATTGGAGCCTTTAACTTAAATGATGAAAATTTTGTAAAACAAAAGAAATTAGTAAAAGATAAATTAATATTACATTCTTTTAATCTAGCTTATGAAGATAAGGTTGTAAATGAATTTGATGATTTTATAGAATATGGTAAAGTCGTTAAAGTTATGATTGACTTATAAAAAATTTTTAAAAGGGGAGATGTATTTATGGATTTAAAAGATAATATTGAAGAATTATCAAAAAAAATTGAGAAGTACAAAGACAGAGTAACTAATGAAGAAATGACTAAAACAGTGTTTGTTTTGCCTTTCTTTGATATGCTTGGTTATGATACTAGAAATCCTTTTGAATTTCATGCAGAATTTACAGCAGATATTGCAGATGCAAAAGGTGAAAAAGTTGATTATGCAATTTTAATTGATGATGTTCCCAGAATATTAGTGGAATGTAAAGATTGTAATAATACACTTGAAAATTGCGATAAACAATTAACTCGTTATTTTAATGTTACACCAGCTAAAATTGGAGTTTTAACAAATGGTATTGTTTATAAATTTTATACTGATTTAGAAAAGCCTAATATGATGGATGAAAAGCCATTTTTAGAAATAAATCTTTTAAAAATTAAAGATTATCAAATAAACGAATTAAAAAAATTTGCTAGAAATACATTTGATTTAGATAATATTTTAAATAGTGCTGAGGAACTAAAATATTCAAATGCTATTAAAAAACTTTTAAAATCTGAGTTTGATAATCCAACTGAAAACTTTATATCTTATATTTTAAATGAAATATATGATGGCGTTAAAACTCAAAAAGTAAAAGATAGATTTACTAATACTATTCAAAAATCCATAAATGAATTTTTGAATGATATTGTTAGAAGTAAATTAGAGGGAGCTTTGGAAGTGAATAAAGCTGTTGAAAAGCAAATTGAGGCTCCTCAAGAAATGATTGAAGAAATAACAGAAGTTGAAGCTGGTCCTATAACTACTGATGAAGAATTACAAGGTTTTTCAGTAGTAAAAGCATTATTATATGGAACAATAGAACTTGACAGAATAACATATAGAGATACTTTAAATTATTTTTCTGTAACTATTGATGATAAGGTTACAAAATGGATTTGTAGATTATATTTCAATGGTTCTACTAAATTTATTAGATTTCCTGAAATTGATGAAGAAGGAAATAAAACTGATAGAGGTCCTAAAATTCCAATAAATTCTATAAATGATTTATATAATTTTAAAGACAAACTAATTGAATCAGTTAAAATGTATGATTAAATTACTATAAAAAATAAAAAGCCCCACAAGGTGCTGGTAACACCTAGCAGGGTTTTAAGAGTGTGATACTCTTTGTAATTCAGATATTAAAATTATATCACACTCATTTTTATTATGCAAATAAAGGAGTGT